GCCCGGCGGTGGATTGCGTGGTGGTGTTGCGGCCCACCAAAAGCCGCAGCTTATACTGCCAAATGGTGGGCCGTGGCACCCGGCTGGCGCAGGGCAAGGAATATCTGTTGCTGCTGGACTTTCTCTGGCATACGGAGCGGCACGAGCTTTGCCGCCCGGCTCAGCTGATTTGCGCTGCACCGGAGGTGGCCCGGCAGATGACGGAGAATTTGGCTGCTGATACGGAGGGCGGCCCGGTGGATATTATGGAGGCGGAGCAGCGGGCCAGCGACGAGGTGGTGGCCCAGCGGGAGGAGGCATTGGCGCGGCAACTGGCTGAGATGCGCAGGCGCAAGGCCCGGCTGGTTGACCCTCTGCAATTTGAGATGTCTATTCAGGCGCATGATTTGCTGGATTGGCGGCCCAGCTTTGGCTGGGAGATGGGGCCGGCCAGCCAGAAGCAGTTGGAGCTTTTGGAGAAGCGGGGCATTTTGCCCGACCAGGTGGATTGCGCCGGCAAGGCGGCATTGCTGATTGAGAGGCTGCAAAAGCGGCAGCAGCAGGGGCTGACCACGCCAAAGCAAATCCGCATATTGGAGCGATACGGCTTCCGCAACGTGGGCTGCTGGCCCTTTGAAGCGGCTAGCCAGATGATTGCCCGCATAGCGGCCTTGGGCTGGCGAGGGGCGCCGCCGGGGATTAGAGCGGCTGAGTATAGTCCAGAACAATACTAAATAATACTACTTAAATAAGGAAGAAATTAGATGTCTGAAATGAGGGATATGCAAACTAAATATGATATAAACGAGCTGTTGGCCGCTATTGACCCGGCGCGGCTTGGCTATCAAGAATGGTTGAACGTGGGAATGGCCCTCAAAGACGCAGGAGAGCCGCTGGAGCTTTGGGAGGATTGGAGCCGTCGCGACGCGCCACGCTATCACTCTGGGGAGTGTGCCGCCAAATGGCGCAGCTTTCAGGGCAGCAGCGTTCCGGTGACGCTGGGCACGGTGGTGCAATATGCTAAGGAGCAGGGTTATCGGGCCGCCTTTGCTGGCGATTGTGAGCTGGAATGGGACGCGGTTATTTGGGATATTGAGCCAAAGCGGGCAAGCGCGCCGGATATGGCGGCGGCAATTCTGCGGGAGCCTGCGGATGAGGTGTGGAAGCCAGCGCAGGATTTGCGGCGGTATCTGGAAAATTTGTTTGACAATGACGAGCAAGTAGGCTATGTGACCCACTTTAGGGTAGAGGAGCGGGACGGCGGCAAGGTGTTTTCGCCGTCTAGGGGTGTGTGGGATAGAACTGCGGGGCAGTTAATCCAAAAGCTTGCGTCTTGTAAAAGTGATGAGGATTTGCGGCAGCTGTTGGGGGATTATCCGGCGGCGGCCGGGGCTTATATCCGTTTTAATCCGTTGGACGGCGGCGGCGTTAAGGACAGCAATGTGGCTGACTTCCGCTTTGCGCTGGTGGAGAGCGACGAGCAGAGCGTGGAACAGCAGTATGCGATAATCCGGCAGCTTGAGTTGCCAGTGGCTTGTCTGGTTCATTCCGGCGGCAAAAGTCTGCATGCCATTGTGAGGGTGGAGGCGGCCAGCCGGGAGCAGTATCGGGAGAGGGTGCGCTATTTATACCAGATTTGCCAGAAGCACGGCTTGGCGGTGGACAAGCAGAACAGCAACCCGGCGCGGCTTTCCCGCCTGCCTGGGGTTTGGCGGGCCGGGCGCAAGCAATGGCTGGTGGCGACGAATATTGGCAAAGGCAGTTGGCAGGAGTGGCAAAAGTGGCTGGAGAGCGTGACTGACGACCTGCCGGAGCCGGAGAGTCTGAGCACGGTTTGGGACAACTTGCCGGAGCTGGCTGCGCCACTGATTGAGGGCGTTTTGCGGCAGGGGCATAAAATGCTGCTGGCCGGGCCCAGCAAGGCGGGAAAATCGTTTGCGCTGATTGAGCTTTGCTGCGCGATTGCCGAGGGCCGCAGCTGGTTGGGCTGGCAGTGCGCGCAGGGCCGGGTGCTGTACGTCAATTTGGAGCTGGACCGGGCCAGCTGCCTGCACCGCTTTAAGGATGTATATATGCGGTTGGGTTGGCCTGCGGCCAGCCTGCATAACATAGATATTTGGAACCTGCGGGGCAATGCAGTGCCGATGGACCAGCTGGCCCCGAAGCTTATCCGCCGGGCGGCGCAGAAGAATTATTTGGCGGTGATTATTGACCCGATATATAAGGTGATAACCGGGGATGAGAACAGCGCCGACCAGATGGCCAACTTTTGCAATCAGTTTGACAAGGTTTGCAATGAGCTTGGCTGCGCCGTGATTTACTGCCACCACCACAGCAAGGGCTATCAGGGGAGCAAGCGGAGTATGGACAGAGCCAGCGGCAGCGGCGTGTTTGCCAGGGATCCGGACGCGCTGCTGGATTTGATTGAGCTATCTGCGCCGCCCGGCCAGACTGGAGCCACGGCTTGGCGGGTGGAGGGGACGCTGCGGGAGTTCCCGAAGTTTGCCCCGGTGAACATTTGGTTTGATTATCCGGTGCATTTGCAGGACGCGACAGGCTGTTTGCAGGACGTGCAGCCGGAGGCGGAGTTGGCGGGATGGCAGAAGAGCAAGCAGGCGGCCCAGCCTAAAGACCGGCAAAAGGAGCGGCGCGAGGCGTTGGAAAAGGCGTTTGCCGCCTGCGATATGGAAAATACCGGCTGTGTGCCTTTGGTTCAGTTGATTACTTATCTGGGTAAATCCAAAAATACAATTCGGGATTACGTGGACGAACACCCCGGTTTTGAGAGGTGCAAGGACGGGGTCAAAAGGGTCAAAAAAGCTGATTGAGGAATTGACCCCTGGGGTCAAAAACAGGGGTCAGGGGTCAATTTGGAAAATTGACCCGGTCAAAATAGGGGTCAAAAATGGGGTCAGGGGTCAATTTGACCCCTCAAAAATGGTGTATGGTGGGGTCAAAAATAGGGGTCAAAAAAGTATATATATAATATATACTTTTTTGACCGCCCCTGATTTTGACCGTCCACCACCGGCGCGCGAAGCGAAAGGAGAATGCGATGACGATTAAAGAATTATCTCAGCTTTACCACCTGAGGCGGGAGGTGGAAATGGACAGGCAGCGTTTGGCGGCCCTGGAGGAGCGGGCCCTGCCGTGCGCGCAGCGGCTTTCCGGCCTGCCGGGCGGTTTAAGCGTGCAAGACAAGCTGGGCGAGATGGCGGCGGAGATTGCCGACCTGCGGGAAGTGATTGAGCAGAAACTCAGGCACTGCCTGGCGGAACAGCAACGCTTGGAGCAATACATTGCCGGAATTGAGGACAGCTTTGTGCGCCAGATTTTTACCTGCCGTTTTGTGGAGGGGATGAGTTGGCGGCAGGTGGCGGATAAGGTGGGTGGGAAAAATACGGCAGCCAATTTATATAAAATGGCATACCGATTTGTGAAAAAAAATTAAAGTTGTCCGAAAGTGTCCTAATGACCTGTGCTATAATTGTATTGTGAAAAGCTGGCACCGGGAGCAATGTGTCAGCTTTTTAGTTTGCGGAGAGGAGGTGAAATCCTGATGGCGAAGCTGACGGATAGGCAAAAGAAACAGATAATTGCAGAATCGGTGGAAGGTTCCAGCCTGCGTGCTTTGGGGGCCAAATATGGGGTTTCACCTACCACTATTCGGCGGGTGTTGCTGCATAACCCAGAATTTAAACAAAAGGTTACGCAAAAAAAGCAGGAGAACACCGCCAGCGTGTTGGCGTTTATGGAAAGCCAGAAGCAGGACGTTTGCAAGGTGATTGATAACCTGCTGCACGCGATAAACGACCCAGAGAAGATGGCAGCCGCGCCGTTAAATCAGCTGGCAACGGCGATGGGCATTGTGATTGATAAATACACGGCGGGCGAGGCCCCTAAGGCGGCTGACGAGCGGCAGAACAATCTGTTGGCGGCGATAGAGGGCTGGCAGGAGGAGGCTTTTGATGATTTACCAGAAATTCAGCAGGCGGCAGCAGCTGACCCTGAAATGGTGGAAACTGCCGAGCTTTCAGGCTAAGGACGGGCTGATTTGCGATGGCTCCATTCGCTCCGGCAAAACAATCTCAATGGCGATTGGCTTTATCCTGTGGAGTATGAACACGTTCGACGGGCAGGCCTTTGCTATTTGCGGCCGCTCTATCGGGGCGCTGCGCCGCAACGTGATTGTCAATCTGCCGCTTTGGCTGGAGGGCCTGTTTGAGGTGGTGGAACGCCGGGGCGAAAACAAGCTGATTATCAGCCTGGGAGGGCGCAGCAACACCTATTATCTGTTTGGCGGGCGCGACGAAAGCAGCTACACCCTGATTCAGGGCGTGACGTTGGCCGGGGTGCTGTTCGACGAGGTGGCCTTGCAGCCGCGCTCTTTTGTGGAGCAGGCGTTGGCCCGCTGTTCGGTTGCCGGCTCCAAATTTTGGTTCAACTGCAACCCGGAAAATCCGCTGCACTGGTTTTATCAGGAGTGGATTTGCCGAGCTAAAAAGCACAATGTAATTTATCTACACTTCACAATGGACGACAATTTAAGCCTGGACGTTGCGGTGCGCGCTCGCTATGAGAGCATGTACAGCGGCGTTTTTTATGACCGTTATATCCGCGGCCTTTGGCGGACGGCCGACGGGGTTATTTACGATTGTTTCAGCAGTACGGAAAACGTTTACCGCGAGCTGGAGCGGCCAATCGGGCTTTACAGCACGGCGGAGCGTTTCATCGCCTGCGATTACGGCACCGCCAACCCGACGCGCTTTTTGGACGTTTGGGACGACGGCAACGCCCTTTGGGTGGACGGCGAATATGACTGGGACAGCCGCCGGGAGCAACGCCAGAAAACCGACCAGGAATATGTGGAGGATTTGCTGGCTTTTATGGGCGAGCGGCAATGCGCGGTGATTGTGGACCCCTCTGCCGCTTCTTTCATTGCGGCCTTGCGCGGCCGGGGCGTTTACGTTTTGCCGGCGGACAACACGGTGACGGACGGTATCCGCAAAACGGCCTCGCTGATTGCTCAGCGGCGATTAAAGGTGCGGGCTGATTGCAGGGCCCTGCTGCGGGAAATGAGCGTGTACTGCTGGGATAAAAAGGCGGCCCAGCGCGGCGATGAGCAGCCGTTGAAAGAAAATGACCACTCTCTGGACGCGTTGCGCTATATGGTGAATTATCTGCCGGAATGGAGGATTGGCTGATGGGAAAACGAAAAAATAAGGCGCGGGCCGTGCAGGACGTTGCGGCGCAGGCAAGCCCCAAGGCGGCTGTGTCTGTGTTCGATAGCTTCAGCAATCCGCTGTTTCAGCTGGGCTGGGGCAGCCAGAGCCCTCTGGAGGCCACGGAATATCCTTTAACGCGCCTGACGGATAATTATGCGCTGATGAACTCGCTGTATCGGGATAATTGGCTGGTTCAGAATGTGGTGGAGCTTATCCCGGAGGAGTGTTTGAAAAAGGGCTTTGAGCTGACGGGCAGCCTGACCCCAGAGCAGCGGCGGGAGTTTGACCGGCTGCGGCGCAAAACAGCGCTGACCGACCGCCTGCGCGAGGGCCTTTGCTGGGGCCGGCTTTACGGCGGCGCGGCCGGGCTGATACTCATCAAGGGGCAATACGACCGCTTGAGCGAGCCGTTGGATTTGGCGGCGGTGCTGCCGGGCAGTTTTGAGGGGCTTTATATTCTGGACCGTTGGCTGGGCGTAACCCCGGAGCTGGGCCTCACGCTGGAGGCGGGCCGCCCTACGCCGGAGTTTTACAGCATAGACACGCAGGAGGGGCTGCGAGTGGCCAAGGTTCACCACAGCCGGATTATCCGCTTCACCGGGCGGGAGCTGCCGGCCCTGGAGCGATATGCCGAATTGTTTTGGGGAGCTTCCGAGGTGGAGAGCCTATACAAGGAGGTGGTGGCCCACGACAATGTAAGCGCCAATATGGCCGGGCTAACTTTCCGGGCTAATATCAACACGATGGAGGTTGCCAACCTGGAGCAGCTTTTCGGGCTGGGCGGCGCAGAGGCGCAGCGGCGGTTTTGGCGCACTATGCAGGCTCAGGCGGTTATGCGCAGCAACTTTGGCACTCAGCTGGTGAACAAGGGCGACCGCATTGAGAACACCCAATACACATTCACCGGCCTGAAAGACGTGTTTGACAGCATGTGCTTAAATCTGTGCGGCTGTTCGCATATTCCGGCGGCCAAGCTGTTTGGCCGGGAGCCGGCCGGGCTGAACGCCAGCGGCAAAAGCGATCTACAAAATTATTACGACTATGTGGAGTCTCAGCGGGAGGCCAAGCTGCGCCCGGCTTTGGAAAAGCTGCTGCCGGTGCTGGCGATGAGCTGCTGGGGCTTTGTGCCGGCGGATATTGGGGTGAGCTTTCCGCCATTGTGGACGCCCACCGCCAAGGAGCTGGCCGAGATTGCCGAGAAAAAGGCGGCGGCCATCCGCGATTGCTTTCAGGCGGGGCTGCTGGCCGCGGACACTGCCCAGCGGGAGCTGAAAAAGCTGGCTGGTGAATGTGGGCTGTTTGACTGCATAACCGATGAGGAAATCAGCGCCAACGCCGGCAAAAGCTGGCAGGAGCTAAACACCCTGCGTGACCCGCTTTTGGGGCTTGAATGATGGCGGGCGATAAGCACGATAATCCGTTTTTGGTTAAGCTGATTGCTTTGTATCTGCAAGCGGAAACGGATATTATAAACGAGTTAGTGCGCTTGCGTTCCCAAGGTTTGGTGGACTATCACGCGGAGGCTGCTTTGCAGAGAGTGCAGCGGATTTTGGACAAAATGCAGTCGGAAAGCTTTGTTTACATCCCTCAAATGGTTGAGTGGGAGTTTTACGTACATCATCCAGAGGCTAGGCGCGTGCCGGAGGCAGTGGCTAAGCACCAGGCCGGCTATTATAACGCTTTGAGTATTGGGCAGGCGGCGATTGCTGACCAGCTTGCCGCAAACGCTCAGGCGGAGGTTTGGCAAGCGAGTCACACGGTGCGGCAGACGTTGGAAAGCGCGCTAATAGGGCGCCGGGAGCCGGACGCTTTTGCTCAGATTGGCCGGCAGATGGTTGCTTACAATCAGGTGCGCGGGCTTAATTCCTTTCAAAGCGTGGGTGATTTTGTGGCTGCTTTGCAGCAGCAGGGAATTACCGCTTTTGTGGATAAGGCAGGCCGCCGTTGGAGTTTGCACGCCTACTGCTCAATGGCGATGCGCACCACCCGCCGGCAGGCGGAGGTTTTGGCTGTGCTGACTGCCGACCCGGAGCAGGATTTATACAAAATCAGCAGCCACAGCACTACCTGCCCCTTGTGCGCGCCATATGAGGGCCGGGTTTACAGCCGCAGCGGTACCGACCCGGATTTTCCGCCGTTGGCCGCCGCCTTTGGCAAGGTTGATCCTGCCGGCCCGGACGATTTGAGCAACAGCTGGCTGAATATCCACCCCAACTGCCTGCATGTCCTGCTGCCCTGGACGGACGCGGGAATGACGGAGCAGGAAATTGCCGAGCTGAAGCGGAAATCTAGCTTTGCCACCAACCCGCCGGATGTTGACCCGCGCACGGAAAAGCAGCGGCGGCTTTACCGAGAGCAGCAGCGGGCCCGGCAGCGGGAGCTTGATACATACAAGCAATGGGAACGTTATCGGCTGGCTCTGGGGGATAAGGTTCCTAAACGTTGGGAAACGTTTGTCCGGCATAAAAAAGCCAATGATCAGGTTTACAAAAAATGGCTGCAAGAGTATAAAAAAAGGGTTTACTTACAACAACAGTTGGATTATAATATAAATGGCGAACAGCTTTTTATCCCGGCAGGAGCCAGGTTTGAAACTGTGCGAACGATTGCCGGTCAGGGAAGCAAAACTTTAATTCGGGTTGAGGAGGATTTGATAAAAGCTTATGGCGGTTCGCCCGGCGAATGGAAAAAGAGAGTTGGCAAAATCGAAAGTGCAAAATATATTTTTGACGTGCACTGGTATGAATTAAATGGCGTTCAATATAGGGTTAAAATGAAGTATCGAAAGGAGAAATAAGATGAGCGAGAAAAAATATTATGTTCCACCGCCGCCTTTGAATAAACCGGAAAAGACAATGAAGCTGCGCTATGTTGGCGAAAGCTTTGGAGTTGATGAATTAACTAATGGCAAAGTTTACGAGGCCTGGCCTGATGGAGATATGCTGCGAGTGATTGACGACAGCGGCGAGGATTATTTATATTCGCCAAACCGTCCAGCTCCGCCAGACGGCAGCGGCCCTGGCGGTCGCTGGGAGATTGTGGAAGAATAAATTGAGTTTAAGCAACTGCTTTTTTAGGTGGTTGCTTTTTCTATACCCAAAAATCGGAGGAATGACAATGCTTTGTTATTACGGAAACAAAATCAGTCCGCACATAACCAAAACGCCGGAGGGCTTTTTGATTTGCCACGATGTGCCGCTGGCCCGCCTGGGGCCAATGCAGTATCGGGCGGCGGAATTGAGTCTGCCAGGGAACCCGGAGCAGATTGTCACTGTCAATCGCTATGCGGAGGACGTTTTTGCCCCGGCGGCCATTGCCAGCTTTGAGGGCAAGGACGTGACGGCTGGTCACCCACCGGAAAATCTGACGGCCGAGACCTGGGCGGCTTATGCCAGGGGGCACGTGGAGAACGTGCGGCGGCAGGAGGATTTTTTGGTGGGAGATTTGATTATCAAGGATAGCCAACTGGCCAACGAGGTGCAAAGCGGCGCGGTGCGGGAGGTTTCCGCTGGTTACACCGCCGAGTTTTTGCCGGATGGCGATTGTTTGAAGCAAACCAATATCAGAGGCAATCACGTGGCGGTGGTGCCAAGGGGCAGGGCTGGCCACGATGTTGCAATAAAAGACGCTGCGCCAAGCGCGGAGAAAGAGAGGGAGAAAATGAGCAAATTGACGGAAGCCTGGCTGAACCTGTTTGGCCGGGCGGCAAAGGAAATGGAGGGGCCGGAGCTGCAACAGCTTTCCGCCCACGCGGCCACGGTGCTGGACGCAGAGGCAACGCCGGCGGCGGACGAGGTTGATTACAAGGAACAGAAAGGCGTTGATTTGGGTAGCAAATTGGATAAGCTGCTGGAGCGGCTGGCTGAAATGGAGAAGAAGCTGGACGGTTTGGCAAAGCCGGAGGTGAAAGACGCTACGCCGGTTGATGAAGCGGCCATTGATAAAAAGCTGGAGGCTCTGACGGCTGATAGCGCGGCAGTGGTGGAGGCTGGTGACGCGGGCCTTGCCAGCGGCACTGTTTCCAAGGATAGTGCGGTGGCTTTTCTGCGGGCAATGCGCCCGGCGGTGGCCGCTATTGAGGACGCGGCGGTGAAAGCGGCCGTGGCCGATGCGGTTTTGCAGGCGGTGCAGGCCGATGACAAACCTTTGCAGCAGATTATGGATGCGGTGCAGGGTAAAGCCCAGGCGGCGCAGACGGTGGCCGCCCGCGATATGAACACGGTTTGTGCGGAGCAGCAAAATGCTTACGACGCGCTGAATCCACACCGGAAAAATTAAGATGTGAGGACTAAGGAGGTAATGAAAATGAGTTTGAATCCCCAAGTGATTGGCAAAACAATGCCGCACGGTTACGCCGGCGTTTACGCCCGGCAGCCGGATATGATTGTGAACACCAGGCCGGCAGGCGAGGCCGTTCTGTTTGGCCAGGCTTTGGTTTACAACGCTAATGGGCAGGTTGCGCTGCCAACAGCGGGAGCAAAAGCCACAGATTTTGTGGGCGTGGCGGCGGCGGAGGTTAAGTCCGCTCTGAATTATCTGACCCAAAGTGCGGGCGGTTACGCGGCTGACGAGCCGGTTTCCGTGTTTCAGCGTGGTGCGATTAATGTGAAATGCCAAAACGGCACAGCTGCCTTGGGCGGCGCGGTGTATCTGCGGCTGGCGGCTAATGATACCCTGCCAAATGCAGTTATCGGCGGCTTTGAGGCTGCCGCGGACAGTACGGCGGGCAACAGCATTTTGCTGCCCAACTGTGAATGGGCCGGGCCCGCCGACGCTAACGGCATTGCAGAAATGCGGATTAAAACTATTAACCGTGCTTAATAAGGAGGAATGACAAACTATGACAAGTTATCAGAATATGGGCAAGTTTGACGGCGGCATCTTCGGTGGTGGGGCAATTCCTGGCGGAGCTTTACCGGTTATGGATGAGGCGGGCATTGCTTCCGGCCAAGCCTTTTTGGTATCGGAGCTGGAAAAGCGCGACCCGCTTATCCGCAAGCCTTTGAGCAGCATTACTTACCCGCGGGATATTCCGGTTTCAGTGGGCGGCGGCTGGGTGGATTACACATCCGCCCTGGCGGTGAGCTATGGCATTGCCGGCGGCTCTGGCAGCGGGCCGATTACGGCGGGCGGGGCCAACGGCCTGCCTATTGTGCAGGCAAACACGGAAAAGGGGCTTTACAAAGCGCATATCTTTGCCGCGGCTCTGCGGGTGATGTTCCAGGATATGCAGCGGGCCAATTATATCGGCCGCAGCCTGGACCAGCTTTTGCAGGACGGCGTGCGCCTGGCTTACGATAAGCATATGGATGAGAACGTTTACCGGGGCTTTGCAGTTTACGGCACCAGCGGCCTTTTGAATAACCCAGACGCGGTGCAAACCACAGTGGCGAGCAACGGCGCGGCTACGCCCAGCACTAAATTTGCGGATAAAACGCCGGAGCAAATTTTGCGGGATGTCAACAGCGCGCTGCTGGCCGTTTGGGCGGCCAATGAATATGACCGCGAGGCTATCCCGAACCACATTCTGCTGCCTTATGAGCAGTATTCCTACATTCTGGAAACTCCGGTGACGGAGCTGGCCACCGAAACCATTTTGGATTACATCTTGAAAAATAACGTGGCGGCCAAAGAGGGCGGCGGCCTTTATATCGGCGGCACGGCCTGGGCCAAAGGCGCAGGGGCTGGCGGCACCGATCGGATGACGGTTTACGTCAACCACGAGCGGTTTTTGAAAGTGGAGGAGCTGGTGCCCTTAATGCGGGCGATGAGCCAACCCAACGCGGCCAACTTCTGCTACGATACGGCCTATGCGGCCAATATCTCCGAGGTGGAAGTTTTCTATCCGTCGGCGATTGCCTATTTTGACGGGATTTAAGGAGGAACAAAAATGTTGGTATATAGCAAGGTGAATGTGATTATCCCCTCTAACGACGGGCGGCAGAAAATCCGGTTGAACCGGGGCGATGTGGCCGAGGTGCCAAAATGGGCCGCGGCCACTAAATATTTTAAGCTGTTGCAAGCGGACGGCCAGCTGGTGACAACTAGCAAGACCACCGTGGATAAAGACGCACAGCAGGCGGAGGATAAAAAGCCGGGTCAAGAGCCGCCCAAAGATGAGGGCCAGCCGAAATGAAGCCGCAGTTTTGGGGCGTGAGGGCGGCTGCGGCCAATATCGCTGATGGCAGCCGGGGGCAATATACTGCGGAAATGTTTCAGGCCGATTTTCCCCAGTTTTACAGCAAGGCGACAGAGGAGGCCCCGGCAGCTTCGCTGGTGCCGTCGGCTCAGCTGGCTATGTTCATAGCCGAGGCCAACGGGGCTATATCCCCGGAGCGGTGGGGCGAGGGCTGGCGTTATGCCGCGGGCTTATACGTGGCGCACCAGGTCAGCTTGTTTTTGCGCACCTATGCCGAGAGCAGCGACAGCCCGGCCCAGGCGGCACAAAGCGGCGCGCTGGTGGGGCAGGTTAAGGCGGCTAAGCTGGGCAACGCCTCCATAACCTATGATACCAGCGCCATCACCGCCGCCACTGAGAGCTGGGGCGACTTAAACGCCACTCAGTACGGCCAAATGCTGGCCACCAGGGCCCGGCTGATTGGAATGGGCGGAAGTTATGTTATTTGAGGGAGGTGCAGGCGATGAATTGGGCGGATTGGTACACCGACCGGGCGGACGTTTGGCGCGTGGTGTCCGAGAGCAGCGGCGCGCTGACCCGGCAGGTGCGCAAGCAGTTGCAAGCGGACGTTCCCTGCCGGATTTTTCAGGAGGCGGAAAAACCGCTTAATATGACCGGGCAGGCGGCGGAGGTTCAGCAGGCCAGCAGTCTGGCTTGCGCTAACGAGGTGGATATTCGCCCCGGCGATGAGCTGATTATTCATCCCGGCGGCGGGCTGGGCAGGGCGGCTTTTGCGCTGCGGGCCTTTGCTGGCGAGCCGCAATATTTCTTTGAACCGTTTGGGGCGGTTATCCCCGGCCTGGCTCATCAGGAAATCAGGCTTTTGCAGCAGGAAAGGGTGGATTAAATGAGTGAAACAATAACGCTGGCCCAGCTGGAGAAGAAGTTGCAGCAGTTGCAGGCGGATCTGCCCCGGATTTTGCAGCGGACGGCCAAATTGGCGACGATGAAAGCGGTGGAGGTGGCCGCCGAGGCCACGCCGCCTAAAGCAGGCACTGGCCGGGGCGGCTATATCGGCAAAAATATGCTGACAGGCGAACTTTCAGCAGCCTGGAACAAAGACAGCATAAAAGAGCCAATAAAGGTGGGTAACAGCTATATTACGATTCTGGGCAATAATCAGTCCTATGCTTCATTCGTGGAAAATGGCCACGTGCTGAATAAGCATTTTGTACCGGGTTTGTATATTGACAAAGCCAAGGGTGTGTTGGCCCGTGAAACTGACCCAGAAAAGAAAGTAGGTTTGGTTGTCGGTACAAAAACCCGTTGGGTTAAGGGCGAGTTTATGGCTGAAAAGGGCAAGCGGGCCTACCAGAAAGCGATTGAGAGCCTTTTGCGCAAGGAGATTGAGAGGGCAATGCGATGAAGTTCAGCACCGCTCAGCTGGCGCAATCGCTGGCGGATTATCTGGCTCCCTCTTTTCCCGGCGTGCATTTTTACGAGGACCCCAACCAGCAGGACAGCGCTATGCCCTGCGCGTTCCTCCAGCAGCGGTACGCCAATACCGTCCTCCAGACTGGCGGACGGTGGCTGAGGACCATAGGGCTGGATTTGACCTATCTGGAGGACTACAACCTGCCGGACCTCCAGCGGCGCTACCAGAAGGCGGCGGAGGCCCTGGACCTGGTGCTGGAGACGTTCCCCTATACCGACGGCGCGGACACCACCCTCCTGCGGACCTACGACCGGGAGTGGCGCATTGACGCGGACGCATTACACTACAAATTCGAGCTTCGGGTGTTCGTCTTCCTGCCGGAGGCGTTCAACCCCATGGAGCGCATGGACTACCAAGAGGAGGTCATTATGGCAGAGAACACAATCGAGAGGAGGGGGTCGTAATGGCAGGCGGCACCTGGACCACCCAGAACAAGAAGCGCCCGGGCATCTACATCCGCTTCCGCTCCGCCGGCGAGCCCGCCGCCAACATTGGCGACCGGGGCACCGCGGCCATCTGCGAGCCCCTGCGCTGGGGCCCTGTGGGGACGGTGCAGACCGTGGAGGCCGGCGCGGACCCCACCCCCTATACCGGCTACCCCGCCGGCAGCGAAAACAACCGCTTCCTGACGGAGATTTTCAAGGGTACGGACCGCACGGCGGCACCCAAGCAGGTCCTGCTCTGCCGCCCCCCGGCCACCGGCTCCGCCGCGGCCTCGGCGCAGCTGGAGGAGGGCGCTCTGACGGTCACGGCAAGGTACCCCGGCACCCGGGGGAACGATATCACCGTCACCCTCGAGGCGGCGGGCGGGGAGGAGCCCGGCAGCTTCCTGGTCTCCACCCTGGTGGACGGCGCGGTGGTGGACACCCAGGAGGCCGCCGCCCCATCCGGCCTGACGGCCAACGCCTGGGTCACCTTCAGCGGGGACGGCCCCCTGGCGGCGTCCGGCGGCCTGCCCCTCACCGGGGGGCTGGACGGCACGGTCCTGGCGGAGGCGTGGTCGGCGTTTCTGACGGCCCTGGAGCCGTACAGGTTCGATATCCTCATCTACGACGGCACCGACGCCAACGTCCAGCAGGCCATGGCGGCGTTTGTCAAGCGCCTGGCGGAGGACAGCGGCAAATACGCCCAGCTGGTCACCGCCAACATGAAATCCCCCAGCAGCCAGTACGACATCAACGCGGTATCCGGGGTC